CTGAGTAATCCTATCTGATAAAGAAACAATAGACTCATCATCAACAATGTTTTGTGAGTTCCTGTTGTTCGTAATGCCGTATCTATTTGATTGAACAGAGGTGATCATGGGTATGACTGGATTGCCATCATGTAAGATTTCTTTCTGCACACACTTTTTGAACTTATCAACCATCTCGCCTACTACTTGCCACTCAGACTTGTTAGCTACATTTTCAGAGGTTGTCTTAATATAATCAAAAGAAAATACCATAGGATTACCACGACCCACCTTAGAATAATAAAATCTTTTAAGTGTGTTGACCATTGTGTCCACATCCATACCACCCACGTTATAATAAAAGAACTTAAGATTTTTAATCTTTGGCCAAACAGATCTGACCTTATCCACAACCTCTTCCCCTGCTTGTCGCCACTTACCGCTTTCTAGAAGATGCATGGCTACCCCAGACAAAGCCGCGCACTGACGCATGACAAGCTCCTCTTTACTCATCTCTCCATTATCAAAGTGAAGAACAGGCACATCATATTGCAAGCTCACTTTAGTAGAATAATCCATGCAGAATTGTGTTTTACCCACTCCAGATCTTGCCACTACAACTGTTATGTTTCCAGGTCTTAGAAGGGAGCCGTATATCTGATTGACTTTTGGATGAGGCCCCATCATACCAAATTCAGTCAGTGGGTTGTTACCCCTATCTTCGATGATAGCCTCCATATCTTCATAGATATTCTCTGGCACATCATTACCTAATTCGTAAAGATTTATTCTAGAGTTATAAACATTATCAGCAGTTTCGACTATAGCTCTATAAGATGCTTCTGGAGGCATCGCCTTCATCTTTTTAGCAATTTCTTGTGAAGACTGCAATATCTCGCGCCTTACAGAATATTTTTTTAATTCTTTAGCTGTCTTGAGAGCGTTTCCTTTAGGGACCTTTCTCAAGGCTAATGACTTAATGTAATCAGCGGGATTTAAGTTGTCTTCAAACGACAAGCCTACCTCGTTTACTCTCTGAGCTATGATAACTTCGTCTATCTCATCACCAGAGTCGATAGCTTGTTTGATAATCCTGAAGATTGTCGAATGAAGTGCGCTTTGCTCAGAATAAAAATCAGAGTTACCTATAAAATTAGAAATCTCTGATAAGGAGTCAGGCTCTTTAATAAGGGCCGCTAATAATTGTTTCTCTAATTCAAAATTATAGATCATCCTGTGTCATTTCTGGTGGAGGTGAAGATAAATGATTTTCAAGTGCCTTCATTAAGGCAAATTCTGTCATGCCACAATCAAACTTACAATATATTAAAGGTTTACCGTTTTCAGAGGATACAGCCATAATAACACCTTTATATTTATCAACACCACCTGATAGATCATATATTTTCTCTACTAATTCCGATGGTATGCAAAATTCATCTTCTTCGTCTAAGTTCATAAGTGGATATCTTGATTTTTAAAAAGTGAGGCTTTTATCTCATCTTGAGGATAGACCTCTGCAAGCTTTATATCGTTTGCCAGACAGAACTCAAGTTTTTTCTGATCTCTTTTTAGTTGATCAGCGTATTTAAATCTATTTTTATGGAAGTGTTTCACAAACTTAGTATGTTGAGCACCTTGAACCTCCACTGCTACTTTTTTGTTAGCGTTGTAAAAATCTAAAGTCAATCTTGTTCCTACCACTCTAAACTCTTCAAAAACAATGTCATGCTCCCAATAAGTTCTTAAAAATTTTTTGACGGAGGTTTGAAATTTACTACGACTAGGTGTATCCCAGTTTATTAAATATTTTTTTGCGTTGGCAAGAGTTCTATACTTACCATATGCATCATAAAACTTCATCCCGAAATCTGATTTTTAAAGTATTCAAACAAGAAGTTTGAAAGTTTGCTGTCAGATTCGATATGGGCAAATAATTTAGCCTCACCATGTATTTTATCTGGGAAATCTAAATCATTATCTGATAGAAGTTCTTCGAAGTCTTCTGTCCTATAGAGCCAAGCACCCTTTTGTTTTACAAAGTCCCAGCCATATAACATGCTAACTATTTCTTTTTCTTTCCAAATAGAATTACCACCTGTTCTTCCATAACGGATTGGATAAGAAATAGTGCTGTTGGTTTTTTCATTAGGTGATTTTTTAATAGTCACCTTTGCATTATGACCAACTATTGGGTTCTTCTTTTCATCTATTTGTTTTTTAGATGGATCTTGTGTAATCAAGTCTCCTCTAAATCTAGGCTCAAACTCAATAATGCTATTAGCGAAATGAAGCAAAGCATTTCCTCCTGTAGCAGTAGTTTGCCTCACAGGGGCTTTTGAGTATGGGTCTATTTTTATATCGGCACGAACTTGGCTAATAAAAATAGCCATGTGACCACGCTTTCCAAGTGCTATGCTAGTTTTCTTACAAAAATCAGAGGCAACAACTGCACCACCTGCAACTTTTGTCGCATCTTCAAAACTTTTTATAGAGTCGTTTCTTGTAATCAAACCATCTACAGAGTCTATAATAAAACAATACTTATATCCTTCTTCATTACTGGTAATGAACTCTTTTACCAGACCCATAGCCGCTTCATAAATATTTGTTTCAAAAACGAAACACGTTCCATCAACCCACTCTTTTTCGTCAAAAGCAAATTCAACACCAGATCTTTCTCTCATTTCTGGTGCCAACCTACCCTCTGCCTTAATATAAAAACCTCGGGACTTAGGTATCGTAGCTAAAAAGTTTTTCATAACTTCAAGAGCCTCAGAAGTTTTACCTCCTTCATTGATTCCTGTGAACCGATGTAATCCAGGAGAAAAACCTCCTCCCATGCAAGCATCAAACTGCAAAGAGCCACTACTGACTTTGTAATCTACAGTATCTTCAAAATTATAATGATCCTTCTTACTTTCTTTTAAGTAAGAGCCAAGAATCTCTTCAGGTTTACGTGTTTGATCACTCATTTAAAAAATCTTTTATCGTTTTAGTTGTCCGAGCAATGTCTCTATCTTGCCCTGATTTATGGCCCAAATTATAGCGTTCGTATTTAGACAAGTCTACCTTAAAGTTGAACGCTCTGAATTTTGTGTCCATAGTATCTTTGAGCTTATCGCTTACTAGATAAGCTAAAGAATCAAACTTTTTTTCAAAAGATACGATTGCCATAAAATCTTGTGAATAACGATCACAAAGATCATTGAGCATTTTCATTTCTCTAGCAAAAAATGGTCTTCTGCCTTTATCTGGAACATCTACCAGACGAAAGATAATATCTCTTTTATTAGGCCCTTTAGCTTTTGACACTATGGAAAGATACTATCAGATGCAACATCATAGTCAACCATTTTTTTGACTAATTGAATGAAGTTCGTTTTAGGCTCCCACCCCAACTCCTCGCGAGCTTTAGTAGAATCTCCCAATAGTAACTCAACTTCCGCAGGGCGATAAAAATTTTTATTTACTTCTACGAAGCAATCTTTGCCGTGAAAATATTTTTCATTAGAACCCTCTCCTCTCCACTCAGACACAGATCTGTGAAAACCAACAAAATTAAATGCCTCTGTTACAAACTCTCTAATTGTATGAGTTTCATTAGAAGATAAAACATAATCTTTTTCTTTACCTCTTTCTTGATTTAGCATCAACCAAACACCTTTAATGAAATCTTCCGCATCACTCCAATCTCTACGTGAATCCACGTTTCCTAACTGTAATGGTTTAACAACTTGTCCAGTTTCGAACTCTTTGAGAATTCTTGCGACATTTTTTGTTATTTTCCTTGTCACAAATTCTTCTCCTCTTCGCACTCCCTCATGGTTGAATAACCAACCTTGAACCGCATAAATATCATAGGAATCTCTGTATACCTTAACTAAATGCCTAGCAGCACACTTAGAGGCTCCATACGGGCTTCTAGGGCGCAATGGGTGTTCCTCAGACTGTGGAGACGTAATAACGTCCCCAAACTCTTCAGAGCTTCCTGCATTGTAATATCGGCAATGTGGAGCATGACGACGAATAGCCTCTAATTGATGTAAAACGGCCATACAATTAGTTTGCATATGATTAAAAGGCATATCCCAACTGCTACCAACAAAAGAATTTGCTGCAAAATTAATAAAATAGTCTGGCTTATGTTCTAATATAACTTTTTCTGTATTTTGTGGATCAGATACATCTAAATCAATGAGAAAAAACCTCGGGTTGTCTTTTAAATGTTGTATATTTTTATGGTTTTTGACACTTAATCTTCTTACTCCTCCAATGATTGTGTGTTCAGTATTTTTCAGAAGATAATCAACCATCAGACTACCATCTTGACCCGTAACTCCTGTAACAATAATTTTTTTCATACTATTGAATATACCAGCTATATGTTTTTTCTAACCCGTCGTCGAGAGTGGTCTTAGCTTCAAACCCAAGTTTTTCTTTCGCTTTGGTTACATCTAAACATCTACGTGGTTGACCATTTGGCTTGCTGGTATCGTATTTTATTTCTCCTTTGTAGTCAAATAGTTTGCTAATTTTACAGACTAAATCTTTAATTGTAATTTCTACTCCAGTTCCAATATTAATTGGATCGGGATCATTGTAGTTTTCTAAAGCTAAAGCAATAGCATCAGCACAATCTCCAGCATACAGGAATTCCCTAGAAGCTGAACCATCACCCCAAACCTCTACAAAAGGTTCTTCCTTTTCTTTTGCATTTTTAAATTTTTCAAAAAGAGCAGGTATAACATGAGAAGAATCAGGATTAAAGTTATCATGTTCTCCATACATATTTACAGGAATTAGATGAAGAAAATTATCTCCATATTGTTCATTATAAGCTCTACACCCAACTAGTAAGTTTTTTTTCGCAATTCCATACGGCGCATTTGTCTCTTCAGGATAGCCATCCCAAATATTTTCTTCTTTAAATGGAATCTCTGTAAACTTAGGGTAAGAACAAACGCTGCCTAGAGTAATTAATTTGTCTATTTTATGATAACTCGACATAGACAAAATGTTCACGCTCATCATAGAATTTTGAATAAAAAAATCTGCTGGTGCCTTTTGATTAGCTCCAATACCACCACAAACTGCGGCTAGATGAATAATAATGTTTGGAGATTTTTCATAAATGTAATTATGTAAAGCTACTATATCTTGGATGTTAAGTTCGTGACTGCTAGGTGTTAACAACTCATAATCATTCTCCAATCTTTTTACTAGATGTTTGCCTAAAAATCCTGTTGAGCCAGTTATTAATATTTTCTTCATTGTGTTCTTATCCACTCTTTTAAATTTGTCTTTGGTTCCCATTGTAAAAGTTTCTTAGCTTTATAGTTGTCGGCCAAACTTTCTCTAAGCTCACCTTTTCTCTCTTCAATAAATGTATAATCTCCTCCAATTTCCTTAGCTATAGATAAAATACTATAATTTAAACCCGTTCCTATATTTATAATTTCTCCAGAAACATGATCGCTTTGTGATGCTAAGAAATTAGCATTAACAACATCTTTAACATAAGTAAAATCCCTACGCTGTAAACCATCACCAACTATTGTCATGTCTTTCCCTTCTTTTTTTTGTTTTAAAAATAAACCAATAACTGGGGCATATTGACCTTTTAATGGTTGACGTTCTCCGTATACATTAAAATATCTTAGAACTACAGTTTCTAAACCAAAAAGATTTGCATACATTTTGCAAAATTCTTCTCCAGCTACTTTGCTTACTGAATAAGGATTCAGGCAGTCATTTAACATCCACTCTGCATTTGGTATCTCATTAAGTAAACCGTAAGAAGCTGAAGTAGAACTATAAATAACTCTTTTGACTCCTGCCTCCTTTGCACATTGCAATATTGTGCATGTGCCTACTGTATTAACTTCAGCAGCCAATATGGGGTTGTATAAAGTAGGTTGAATTCTAGATTCTGCGGCTAAATGAAAAACTACATCTACTCCATCAAAAAGCGGTCTTATTGATTCATAATCGCAAATATTTTCTTGATGGTTTTCTGCTTCTTTGTTCCAGTAAAAGTTATCATGAGACTCGGCAGATTCATTATCTATTACTTTTACATACCACCCTATGGAAAGTAGATAATCTACAATATGTGAGCCAATAAAACCCGCTCCTCCTGTTACGATTGCTTTTTTTCTTACCATATCCTTTTGTCATTTTGGTCAACAGGTTCTCCTATAAAATCTATAGGGTTACCATTACTATCAATACCTTCTTTTCTTTTTCTAGGGAATGAATTACCA